ATTCTAGGAGAATTCTCATGACCCCCTACCTCGCCCCCGACAATCGCGCTCCCTACCGCCAAGGCCGCGCCGACCAGCGCCGGGGCGATCTGTTCGCTGGACTGTGCTGCGTCATAGCGGCGCTGATTGCATGGAGGTATCTGTGATGAGCGAGCAGATCAAGGTGGGGGATTTGGTACGCGTCTATCGGACGTGCTGTGCGTTCACTACTGACACTAGTTACGGAAAGATCGGGATTATTAAATCGATACGAACGGTATGGTGGCGGTGCCCCGTTTGCGGTGCCGCTGAGATAAGCGAGAAGGCGCTGGCATTCAATGGGCGTTTCGATTCTGCTCCCCTTTCCTGGCTGAAAAAGATCGACCCACCCGCAGCACCGGAGGGCGTGGAGACGGAATCGGAGGTAACGGCATGAGCTACTGCGCGACTTGCAACAATCTAGGCACGGTCGAGTGCGAATGCGGTGGCGATTTTTGCGCCTGCGGACAGAACGAGCTTCCGTGCCCGGACTGCGGCGGGGATTGCGGGCTAGATGACTACGAACAAGAAGCGGACGAGACAAAGGAAAGGAGCGAGGCATGATCGGAATGAATGAATTGAGACTCAACGAAGCTACCATGATCCAAGCCGTGCAGGAATGGCTTGATCGAAAGATGCCGCACGGCGCTCCGAAAGTGAGGAACGTCAAGACGGACAAAAGCGGGTATGACGAAGTGTTCATCGTTACGCTGGTGCAAGAAGTCGCGGAACCGATACCCGTACAGGCGCCATGAGCACTCCCCCGATCATCGGCAGCAAGTACACCGGCCCCTGCTTCGACCGGCCCGCCCTGCGCCAGATGCTGCGCCATTGGGTGCTCGAGGAGTCCAAGCGCGATTGGGCGCCGCGCTGGTATCGCAGGCCCGAGCGCTGGTGGACCGTTGCGGTCGTGCTCCTGCTGCTCATTGCATGCGCACAGACTTTCAAGTTGTTTTTGGCATGAACGCTCCCCTGCTAATCCACGGCCGCCCCCTAGCCCCAGGCGAGGACATCGCCGTGGCACTGGCCCAGGACAAGCGCAACACGGACATCGACAACTCGGCCGCGCTGGCTACGGCTGAAATTCACCGGATGGCAGAGCATGCCAGGCGGTCGGTGGGGCAGCGGATTCGGTATGTGCATGCCGCGATGATGGGGCGGCTTCACAACAATGTTTGAACTGGAATCAGACGACCGCCAGTTGGCGGAACTTGAACAGCAAGACCCGGAATATCTGGCGTGGCTGGATAGGATGGATAACCACGAGGAGCAATGCAATGCCGAAAATCAGCGACATGATCGTATCGAAGTACCTCAAGACCTCGGACGTTCCCGATCCGGTAATTGTGACCATTCGGGGCGTGAAGCAGGTCAACATCGCCAAAGAAGGTGATACGCCGGAATTCAAGTGGATCATCGGTTTCAAGGAATTCGAGAAGACGATGGTCCTGAACAGTACTAACTTGCACGTCGCCGCCAAAGTCCTGAATTCGGACAATACCGATGACTGGCGGGGTAAGGAAATCATCCTGTTCACCGATCCCAACGTGTCGTTCAAGGGCGAAGTCGTCGGCGGTCTGCGCTTCCGGGGACAGGAAAAGCCCCCCGTGAAAGCGGCGCCACGCCAAGTCCCCGGCAAGGGCGGCCCCAACATGCCGGGCGGATTTCAGCAAATGTCGGATGACGTGCCGTGGGAAGACGATGAGCCGGGGATGCGCGGATGAAAATCCTCGCCATCACGCAAGGCACGCCGGAATGGCTTGCCGCCCGCGCCAAGTATTTCTGTGCGAGCGAAGCCCCGGCCATGATGGGCGTGAGCAAGTATCAGACGCGCAATGATCTGTTACGGCTGAAGGCTACCGGCATTGCCGAGGACGTGGACGCCGACAAACAGGCGTTGTTCGACGCCGGCCACAAAGCCGAAGCAGCCGCTCGCCTGCTGGTGGAAGTACGGCTCGGTGCTCCACTATTCCCGCTGGTTGCCACCGACGATAACGGCTACCTGCTGGCATCGTTCGATGGGATCAATGACGCCCGCACAACCGGATGGGAGCACAAGCTCTGGAACGAAGACCTTGCCGCCCAGGTACGCGCCAAGGAACTCGATCCCATGTACTACTGGCAGCTCGAGCAGCAAATCGCGGTCGGCGGCTTAAAGCGCGTGATCTTCACGGTTTCCGATGGCACGCCGGAACGCTGCGTCAGTATGGAATATCGGGCCGTCGCTGGCCGTGCTCAACAATTGCTGGCGGGCTGGAAACAATTTGAGGCCGATCTGGCCGCCTACCAGCACGTCGAAGTCCTGCCGCCCGCCGCTGCAACGCCCACCATGCAACTCCCGGCCCTGTCGATTCAGGTCAAGGGGTCCATCACCCTGATCGACAACCTGAAGATATTCGGCGAACGGCTGGGCGCCTTCATCGAGGGCATCGACAAGAACCCGAGCACGGATCAGGCATTCGCCGACTGTGAAGCCGCGGTGAAGACCTTGCAGACGGCCCAGAATGCCCTGGAAGCGGCCGAAGCCAGCGCTCTGGCTCAGACTGCCAGTATCGACGAGATGCGCCGTACCGTGGCCCTGTACGCCGATCAGGCACGCACTACGCGGCTCATGCTGGAAAAACTGGTCAAGGCGCGCAAGGAAACGATTCGGATCGAGATCGTGCAGGGCGGCAAGACTGCCTTTGCCGAGCACGTCGCGGGCCTCAACAAGCGCCTGGGCAAGCCCTACATGCCGGTCGTCCCGGCCGATTTCGCTGGCGTCATCAAGGGCAAGAAAACTGTTGCCAGCCTGAAGGATGCCGTCGCTACCGAGTTGGCGCGGGCGAAGATCGAGGCGAATTCGGTAGCAGATCGCATCGGCCTGAACTTGAATACGCTCCGAGAACTCGCAAGCGAGCACGTCTTCCTCTTCGCTGACACCGCGCAGATCGTCCTCAAGGAACCGGATGACCTCGCCGCGCTCGTCAAGGTCCGCATCGCCGAGCACAAAGAAGCCGAGGCGAAGCGCCTGGAACAAGAGCGCGAGAAGATCAGGGCCGAGGAAGCCGCGCGATTGGAGCGCGAAGCCAAGGAAACCGCAGCGGCGCAGCCCCCTGTTGCCCCGTACCAGAGTAGTTCCGGCCCGACACGTTCGGATAGCACCAATCGCGTAAGTCCTTCCTTCATGGCAGCGAGCCTTAACGAAATGGATTCAGGCAATACGGCTGCGCCTGCTGCGGCCCCCCGCCGTCCACCGACCCGCGCGCAGATCATCCAAGTCGTTGCCGTGTCCTTCAACGTGGATGAGGCGACGGCGACGGGATGGCTGGAAAGCGCATTTCAACGGGTATCGGCATGACCGATTCCGCAGCCCAGCCCGCCCAAGCCGGAAACCCTCTCTCCCCCGGCGCTCCGACCGGAGCCGAGGCTGGTGCTGCGGATTCGCTCGCTGCGGATAGGGCGGCGGCATTGCAGGACGCCATCGACGGCCTCGCCAAGCACAAGAGCGTGGAGACGCTCGCCCTCTACGGCGACAGCCTGGACCTGTGGATACGCGAGGATCAGCGGTTCATGGAGGCGGTGAAGGTGAGACTTTCCGAACTGAACAAAGGAGCGAAGTTCTGCGACGACCGGCGCCTATTGTGGATCGAGCCGCCCTATTCGCCTGAAGGCAGGCGTTCGGACGTGCATCACTATCGCCTTTTCTGCGATGAACACTGGCAGCCGATCAAGCCGCGCGGTGAGGTCTATTCGACCGACTTCACCGAGAAGGGATGGAAGTCATTCTCAGAACTGCATGCCAATGACGAGTTGCGCAATGTCGTGCATTCGATGGGCGAGCCGGGTTGAAACCCCCATGGTCCCGCACCGTCCTCACCGTCAACTTCTGGACCGGCCCCGAGCCGCAGTCAGGCGACGGGCTCGAAACCTCGACCGGCAGGCGCTACCTGATCCTGCGCGTGGCGAGGAAGCGAACGGGCGAACTGCGGGCGCTGGAGTGTCTCGTGCTGCCGAAGAACGAGCCGATCCCGGGCAGGGTGTTCGAGTGGGCGTGGAGTCCGCGAAGAAGGCGAGCCGGACGGTGATTCATGCGGGCGACTGCTGGCCGTTTCCGAGGATGAAGGCATGAGCATCGCGCGGTCCTACTGCGTGCGGCGCATGTTGCTCGTGCGCGAATTGCGGGCGCGGGCGAGGGATGCGGATTGATGACCCAGCTCCTCACCATTGCCGAGGCTGCCGAGCAGATGACGCTGAACGGCAAGCGTCCGCGGCGCCGCGGTATGCCGCTCGTCTCGAGGTCGCATTCCGAGATCATCGAGATGATCGTTTCTGGAAACCATGGGGCGGTCTCAAAGAATTTCCACAAAACAGCGTGGCTTCTTTTACGAGATGACTTGCAAGACGAATTCTTTGACGATGGAGGGATTCGCTACAGCGGTTTTAGAAAGATCATGCTTTTGATCCCGGATGCCTATTCGATCGACCTCTGGCGACGGAGAATGACGCTTTTCGAGGTCGAGATCACAAGCAGGCTCACCGCAGATAAACTATACAGGTTCGGGAGCTTCGCGCTCGACCTCGCCATGATCGGATGGATACTGACGTTGATCCGGGTCGACGAGTTCGGGAGGATGCGCAAGGAAGCGCTGGAACGGTTCGTTGGGGCACCATGAGCCTGTGCCTGACGCCAATCGAGCTTGAGCAACTTACCGGACTGAAGCGCCACAAGGCCCAGGCCGCTGCGCTGTCCGCTATGGGTATCGCGCACTGGACCCGGCCTGATGGTAGCCTTGCCGTCCTGAGGGATCATATCCATGCCAAGACCACGGAAAGCGAACCGGCATCTCCCTCCCTGTGTCTATCCCCGCCACGGGGCCTACTGGCTCGTGAAAGGCGGAAAGTGGGAGCGCCTCGGCGCCGATCTACAATCGGCCCTCGCTGAGTACGCGCGGAGATTCGAGCGGCCCAAGGGCGGCATGGATGCCCTGATCGACGCGGCGCTCTGTAACATAAAGCGAAAGATCGAGCTCACCACCGCAGAACAATACGAGACTGCGGCCCGCAAGCTGAAGCACGTATTCCAGAATTTCACGCCCGACCAAGTGAAGCCACGCGACGTAGCTCAATTCAGGCGCGCATTCTCGGCAATACCCAACATGACGAATCGATGCCTGTCGCTTTTGCGCCAAGTGTTCGACTACGCGCTCGAGGAACAACTTGTCGAGAGCAATCCGGCCATCGGCATCAAGCGCCTGCCAGAGAAAAAGCGCGAACGCCTGATTGGCCGCGCAGAGTTCGACGCGATCTACGCCCACGCCAGCCCGCGCCTGCAATGCATGATGGACCTGTGGTATTTGACCGGGCAAAGGGTCATGGATGTCGTGAAGATTCACCGTGCCGACATCCTGGAGGACGGGGTTTATTTCAAGCAGGACAAGACCGACGCCAGGCTGGTGGTGAAGTGGTCGACGGAACTACGCGCTGCGGTCGATCGCGCGAAGGCGCTGAATGGGAATGTGCGATCGATGACCCTGTTCAGCACGAAGCGCGGCAAGAATCGCGGCGGCGCTCCCAGCTATGGGACGGTGAGGGATCAATGGCGGGCCGCCTGCGCGCTGGCAGGGGTGGAGAACGCAGACCTCCGGGATCTTCGAGCCATGTCTGGGACGGCTGCTGAGGCGCAAGGGAAAGACCCGACGGCACTGCTTGGGCACACCTCGCCTGGGATGACCCGGCGTTACCTGCGCGGCAAGCAGGTTCCCCAGGTCGAGGGCCCGAGTTTTGGACAGGTTTTGGACGTTGGACAAAAACGAAAATAGATTCAACGCAGTAGGACATACTGCAATGATGCAGCAGTACCCGCAAACAGGCGGATTAACTCATTGAAGCGCATATCCTTGCGCTGGCGTGCTGTCCAAAATGATGCGTTGAGAACTGGCGAGAATTTCGCTGGAGGGACTGCCTTGATCGATGACGTTTTGGACAGCCCGATGCGGGGGAGGAAATGTGCGAAAAACGCACCGAACTGGAAACGGTGGGGAAAATTCAGCGGCAGGAATGCCCATCCGGCGCGTCAGATCGCCCTACGGGGAGCCTACCTCCCGGCTGATGCACTCGGCCGCGGGGAAGGTCGACAGGCCGGCGTGCGGCAGGGATCGAAGCCGGGCGGGGTGAATCAGCAGACTACCTCGGCGCGTACTGGACCTTGCGTTCGTTCGCCGGGTCGGACGATGGATCGCCCCATTTCTGCACCGCCAGATAGACGCCTTCGGCACGGAAGTGCGGCATGCCATCCTCCAGACAGATTGAGCGCAGGAGGTTGTCGGCGCGTTCACGATAGACGGCGCGGTCCAGGTAGCCCCCGCGCATGAGTTGATAGAGGGCATCGTGCACCAGACTGCCGCGCATGAAATCCGAGGTGTCGACCGTCGGCCCACTCGGACCGTCCCAGGCGTAGCCCTTCCTGATGCTCAGCACGCCATCCGCGCCGAGCCTGACGTATTCCGTGTCGATCGCCTCGGCTGGCTTGATGTCGATCTGGACGGCGTAATCCTCCGCGAGCTGGTACTTGTAACCGTCGCGGTAGAAGATTGCGGTCACCGCAGCAGGCCCCGCACCGGGATCAACTTCGCCACCCCCGCGGCGCCGTCGAGAACGAACTGGCCGAGCAGCGCCTTGCAGTCCATGGACACGGTGACGCCCTGTCCGCTCATCACGCGCGCCTGCTGGACTTGTATGTAGGCGATTGCACCGAGACTTACCAAGCCGTCATTCTTCGGCGCGAAGGACTTTGGCGCCGCCTGCCCGGCTGGAAGTTCGATCCCGGCTTTGACCAGGAAGCCGTGCAGGCACTTCGGCGCCGGATCGTCCGCCGGGAGTGCGCCGATTGCAACCGCCTGGTCCAGGTTGTAGGTGGCTGACTGCAGATCGGTGACGATGGTCGGATTGCTGATCGGAATGGGAAGCGTGCCTCCGACGGGAGTGCTGACGATCTTTTCCGGCGTGGATGCGCACGCTGAGAGCATGAGCAGGGCGAGCGCTACTGCGAACAGTTTCATTTGGGAGCCTCTTGGGTGGGTGGGACTGCTGGATCGGCTGCCGTCGCTGGCGTCGGTGCCCCGGCTGCGGCCGCAACTACCGCCGCAGCCGTGACGGGTGCAGCCTTGGCGATCTCTTGCACCACTGCCTCGCTCTTGACCGAGCGGGCGATATTCGCGGCCTGGACCTTGTCGGCGCCCTTGGACCCGTCGTAGTAGTACTTGATGATCCCAAGTTGCGCAGCGGACATGATGCCCGCCAGGGTCAGCAGCAATTCCTTATTGCTGGCGGGAATCTCGTGCAACAGGAGGGAACCCATCAGGGCGAGGTAGCCGATCGTGTAGAGGATGGCCAGGCCGTAGGCTCCGTCCACCTTGGCATTATCCGTAACGCGCCGTTCTTCCATCACGAATCCTCCGCACCATAGTCAAGATCGTTTGCAATACGGTTCACCCATCCAGCTCCAGCCTGTGGCCAGTTCCTCAGCTTCGTCATGAAGCGCAGGCGCTGCGCGGCGAACCGCATGATTAGGTCGGTCACGCTCATCGCCTTGATCGCCGCGACCGTTACCGGGCCAATATGCCCGTCGTCGGCGACGCGGACCGCAGCTTGGAGCTTGCGAAGCGCAGTATCGATGCCTGAATTGACCGCGAAGTCGAATATCTGGAATGCGATCGCAGGGTCGTACTCATCCATGTGTCCACGCTGCCAGAAGTCCCGCAGATAGATCGCCTTGGCTTGGTCACGCGTGAGCGCCTTGATGTCGAGGTCCGGATAGGACCGCTTGCTGATGCCCCAGTTGGTTTCGCCACCTGGGTCTTTCGGATCGTTGACATAGCCGCCCTCGTTGCCGATCAGGCGGTCGAATACAACATCGAATGTGCTCATGCCCAGGTCACCGCGCACCACTCCCGCCCCAGCCCCCAACTCACCCAGCTATAGGGCAGCAGCGCCGGCCGGCTCGGGTGCGGGTAGCGGTTGTCGAGCACCCACCAGCGGCTGTCTTCGGTGCGGGCGCAGAGCACCGCATGATCGCCCGGCACGTCGACGCCAACGATGGCCAGGCGCAGATCGTCCTTCGGCCAGCCGAGCTCGAGCAGGCGGCGCAGCTTCGTGACGGCGTAGTCGTCGCAATCGCCGCGGCCGCTCGCACGCACGTCCTCCCAATAGTCGGCGACGTGAAATTGCTCGTCGTCGGGCGTGTAGGCGACGTCGGCGTTGACCTGGTCGTTGACGCGATCGAGCGTCGCGTAATCGCGGGTCATCGGCATTCCTCGCGCTCCGGATGGCGCGCGCAGTAGGCGGCCCAGCCCGCCGGCGGCTGCACGGCCGGACCTTCGATGGGCCGCTCGATCGGCGCGGCGCAGGCGGCGAGCAGCGCCAGGCCGGCGCTGAGGATCAGGGCGCGCTCGATCAGGAATTCGGGGGTCATTTGACTATCCAGTGAGCAAGGACGGTGACCAGAACGCTCGCGCCGAACGCGACGAGTCCGCTGATCACCATGGTCTTTCCGTCGGCGAATGCCCGCGCCTGGGCGAGCGTTTCGAGTCTGTCGTAGATCGGCCGCAGTTTCAGGTCCGAACCTTCTTTCGTCTCGAATCGCGCGGCCTGGTCGCGCAGCGAATCGCGAAACTCGTTCATGCCCTCCAGACGCTTGTCGATCTGGGCCGCGGCCTTCGCGGTGCTGATGTCGATCGCTCGTATCTGCCCGTCGAAATGACGATCGAGCCACTTGATTTGCGCTTCGAGATATTCCTTCAGGGAGACTTCGCTCATCGCCGATTCTTTATCAGCCAGTCCAGTTTCGAGTTGATCTCTTTCACCTCGGCAAGCCTCCTGTCCTCTGAGCGCCTCGCATCATCGTCCTGGCGCGAGTCTATTTCCTTCTGTGTCCGTTTGTCCGCGGCGCGCGCTAGCTTTTCGTTGCGCACGTCGCTCGATATGGTCGCCGCCCACCAGACGGCCGTCCCAGTCTGTAGGAGCAGCGCGAGGACGATCCCGAGCACCGAGGCGATCAGGTGCCAGACCTGCACCCGGGAGCCTTCTGACCTGCGGCGTTCGATGCGGTCGACTTCCTCGAAGGGCGTTTCGGACATTCCTTGCTCCCGGAAAAGCGAGCGAGGACGGTGCGTGATAGGCTTTCCCGGCTCCGTACGGGGCGGGAGGGCCTAGTCCTGGCTCACAGGTGTGTTCTGTGGGTTAAGGGGCCGGGGCGGCTGCAACCGCTCCGGTCGCCCTTCCTCAAGGCGTACAACGGACTTGCAAGGTGGACTTCGACTTCAAACGCTTCGCGCGAGTGCCGATCCTGGAAGAGGAGCGGCTTCCCTTCGCGGTCACGAAAACGAGCTTCCGGCAATACACGTTACACGTCGATCCAGCCGATCCGGCGCATGCCCAGGCGCTGCAGGATCTGTGCTCGGCGGTGATCCAGCAGGACCGTTTGACGCAGATTGATGCGCACGCCTACCTGGTTGAATCCGGGGCCGTGGCTCGAATCGCAGAGTTCCGCGCGGCGCGGCCGAGATATTCCTATCGGCCCGATTTCATCGATCTGGCGCTGCTATACCTGCACATCCGCTCGACGCGGCCCGAGAGTGTGCTCGAATACGGCAGCGGCGTCTCGACCGTCGTGATGGCCCATGCGCTGCATCAGAACGGCCGCGGGCGCCTGGTCTCGCTCGAACCTTCGCAGGCCTGGGCCGAGGCCACGCGCGCGGCGATTCCGGGCGATCTGCGCGGCTTCTGCGAGGTCGTCTATTCCGCCGGCACATCCTGCGATCTCGACGGCCGTGCGACGGTTTGCTTCGCCGAGCGCCCAATCGAGCGGCCCGACATGATCTACATCGATGGCGCGCCCGAGGGGGCCGTCTTCTGCGGCGCCGAGAACGTCGCTCATCTCGAGGCGACCTTGCGGCCCGATGCCGCCATCTTCATCGATGGCAGGCGCCATGCCGTCGAATTCTTTCTCGATCCGGCCCGGGCGGGGCGCTATTCCGTGCTCGGCTGGTCGGTCCTGCTCGTCGACGCGCGCAACGGCCGCAACCTCGGCCCGCCCTTCGGGATGGACCAGTTCGCCAACGCCATGGTGCAAGTCCGCCCGCAAGTCAGGGACCGGGCGGCCATCCCGGCATGAGTGATAGCCGCAGTTTCATGGCGCCGAGCTCATCACCGCTCGCCTCGAGCTGGTCGGCATGCAGGAGAATGTCCGCACGCGCCTGCACGGCCGCAGCAGTCTGCGCCGCTGCCTGCACGCTCGCGGCTTCTGCCGTCTGCAAGGCCGCCTCTTCTTCCGCCGTGAAGGGGATGTTCCCCTCCGCCGTCGCGTGATAATGGATCGCCACGCCGCCGCCTCAAACCCTCTTGTAGCCGTACAGCCGGAAGTCCCCGGACAGAATGTTGCCGAGCGAGGCGAAGAACCGCAGCCCGGTGAGCGCCGCGGTGCCGCCATTGCCTCCCGCACCCGTGATCGGGTAAATTTCGCCGGAATTGTTGATCGCCTCGCCGCTCCAGCGGATCGTTTTCGATAGCGTCGTCCCGGCAGGATTGGAAATCTTCACCTCGATGTTGATGTGCTCGCCGGCCGCGCTGCCGATCGCGCCGGATATGCGGATCGACGCTTCCATGCCGGCCAATGCCGCGTTCACACCGGAATAGGTCGCTGCCGATGAATTCGGCACGGAGGCGTGGTAGAAATAGGTCGACGTGGCGAGATAGGCCCCGCCGATCTTCAACTGGCAGCGCAGGGATTCGCTATCGTTCGCGATCGTGACTCCGGTCGCGATCAGGAGATAGGCGTCGTAGGTGGCATCGAGCGTGGTCTCGACATCGACGGTCGCCGAGTTGTTCGCCGTGACCGTCGAGAGGAGGACCAGCGCATTCCCGGCCGCGCCAGTCGCGCCGGTCGCGCCGGTGTCACCCTTGTCGCCGGTGCGCGTGAACATGACGAGGATATCGTCGCCCTCGATGAAGGGGCTTGCGGCGCTCGAATCGACATTCGCAATCGTGAAGTTGCGGTAGCCCGGATCGGGGGAGCCCGGCGCGGACATCGCGGTGAGATCGAAGAGCAGCCATTTCGAACCGTCCCCGACCTTCTGAACGCGGACTTGGCCCTTGACCGTGCTCGTGGAATCGTCGAACGTCGCGAGCGTCGCCGTGCGGTCCACCGCGGCCGCATCGAGGAGGTCAAGACGCAGCGTCGTCGAGGCGTTCTGCGTGGCGCTGGATAGCCGCAGGTAACCGTTGCCAGGATCGGCGTCGGTGATCGTCGCGCTGAAGGTGTAGGGGATCGTGACACCGCCGCCGGCGGCGCTCGCGTTGATCCCTGCCGCCGTCGTGTTGAGCTGCGTTCGAAATGTCGGCAGCGCGGCAATGAACGCATCGGCCTCCGTCGCAAAATTCGTCGGGTCGGACGTCGAAGGGGCTTGTGGCAGTGCGTCGATAGTCATCAGATTTCCTCGACTTCCAAATTGATCGTGCAGGTCGGATCGGCGAGCGTTATCCGGAATTGCCGGTAGATGCCCAGGATCAGCAGGGCATCGAAGAATTCATGCGTCGATTGATCGTCGAGTGCGGACCACACCGCAGGCGTCGCGTTCAAGGCCGTTCGCAGTTCGCGCACCTGGTTGACGAGGGACTTGTCGCAGAGCACGCGCTGCGTGCTTTTAGGCAGACTGCGGCGCTGCACGAGCACCGCTTCTCCGGTCGTCTCGCGCGTGATGGTCGAGAAGTTCAATTCCTCGGATTCGGCTTCCTGCTGCGCCTCGCCGATGTACTGAAACGTGCCGATCGCGATGGCACCGCATTTTGCGTCGCCGACCGTGTTCGTAATCGTGACGGTGATGATCCCGTTGGAATACGGCGGCAGATCGAAAAGCGCGAATGCCGGTCGCGTGCTGAACGGTTCGAAAAAATAGTCGTACCAGTTCAGCACCTCGCGGGTGTTGAGGTCCTCGGTGTGCGTGTAATAGAGTGGGGCAGGCGAGCCAGGCCCCGTCATCATCACGGTGACGCTCGTCGCGTCCAGCCCGAGCACGGCGATCGAGTTGATGCGCTCGCCAGGGACGATCGTCACGACGATCGGTGACGGCGCGATGGTCTGCGTGTTCCGCAGGATATCGAACATCGCCCACTTGTTCGTCGGGCCGATGTCGAGCCACTTCGTGGTATTGGTGAGCGCGTTGCCCAGGTTTGCTGCGGCCAGAGATTCGTACTTCCGATGCGTTGTCGTGCTGATCACGACGGCAGCAAGTGCGTAGCTCACGCCAGCGTCGTAGATCGGCTCGGTGCTCGGCGATCCCGCATCCGGTTCCGAGACGGAGCTATAGGTCAGCATCGCGTCCGTGATCGCGAGCGCGGGAATCACGTTCATGTCGCGCTACGCCGCGGCGGTCGCGACGATGAAAGTGAGCTGGCCTTGCGTGACGGCTTCGGTCAGATTGGCCGTCTTGCGGGTGTGCGTTTCGGTTTTCTCGCTCGTCTCGCGCAGGGCGGAAACCTCTTCTCGCAGCGCTCGAATCTCGGCGACCAGTTCGTCGTTCGCAGGCGCGGAGGTCACCCGCTCGCCGCGATGCAAGAGCGCGGGGCCTGTCTCGGGAACGAAGCCGGTACCGCTTCTGTAGGCCGGAAGCTCGTTTACCGGCAATCCGTTCGCGCGGGCCCAGCTCTCCGCGGTATCCGGCGCCCAGCCGAGCGCGGCGTCGAGTTGCTGCAACGATCCGCCGGCCGACCGCCACGTGTTGTAGGCGTCAACGAGGTTGCCGCCCGCACCGGCGAAGCCGCTCGCCATTTGGCGCAGTTCCTGCACGCTCCAGCTCCCCGACGGGGTATGCAGCCAGCCGCCGCTTGCCGTGGCCGGATCCAGGGCGAGGGTCGATACCCCGTTCGAGATGATCTGCTGCCCGCCGGGGGTCATCCTCGGGACTGCGGCATTGGCCGCGCGTGAGGCGCCTTGCGCTGCGATAAACGCCGCGATGGCGTCGGCGAGGCTCTGCACGCCTGCCCTGATGCCGACCAGGTGCTCGACCTGCACCCGGGAGATTTCGAGCTGCGCCGATGCGGCATCCGCGGCCTGCTTCGCGGTGGCGAAGTCAGCGAGCATGGCCTCGATCGATTGCGCTGTTTCCCGCGTGCCGACGACGGCCTCAACCTGGGCCTGCAGGGCTGCGAGCTGCTGATCGGCCACATTCGCATTGCGGTCGGCGACCGCTGCGGAATCGGTCAAGGCGTTCTGCACCTCGGCGAAGATGCGTAGGACATCCTCGTGTGTCACCGCGACGGATTCGGCCAGCCCGAAATAGGTCTGCCCGGCAGCCCCGAGCTGGCCGAGTGCGGTCTGATCCCCGAGCTTGGCACGGCGGTAGAGGTCACGGAATTGGGACTGCGCCGCACCGAAGGCGTTCGGGGCGCCGGCACCGGTCTGCATGTGCAGGGCGGCCTCCCGCAGGGACGCGCCGAACCCGCGCATCGCGTCGCCCAGAGTCTTCAGCTTCCCGGCTTCGGTGTCGTAGGCCTGCCAGATCGCCTGGCGTTGGGTCTGCAGATCGGCCTGCAACTGGGAGACCCGCTGCGCCTCGCGGTCGAAGGCTGCCCAGACCGCGCCCCGGGCATCCTCCATGGCCGCGGCTGCGTCTTTCGCCTGCTGGACGTAGTAGTCCTGCGTCGCCCGCATCGCGTCCCTGGCGCCAGCCATGGCCTGCGCAGCGGCCTCCTGAGCGGCGACGAGAGCATCGGCGGCCTTCGCCTGATCCTGCGCCGCGTAGATTTGCTGCTGCAGCGGCCGCAAGGTAGCATCCATCGCCGCGAGTTCGTCCGCGCGCTTGGCGGCCAGGGCGCCGGCAGCATCGCCCTGGGCTTCCATCAGCGCGATTTCCATCTGCCGGCGCTGCGGGGCGAGGTCGATCGCCTTCTGCGCGTCGGCGAGCTGCTGCGTCAACTGCTCGATCGTGAGGCCGAGCGTCTGAGCGACCGCTTGCAGCCGATCCGCCGCGATAGCCTGGAAGGCGCCGGATTGCTCGACGGGCGTGTGCTCCATGCCGAAGCCGTAGGGGCCGGTGTGCGCGGCCATGGCATCGTTGATCGAGGAAATCTGCCGATCGCTCAGCTTGAGGAGGCTGATGATGGACTGCTCGCTCGCGGCCAGTTGTTGCGCGAACGCCGTCTGTGCCGGCTGCATGTCGGCGCTGAACCAGCGGTCGTTCGAGGGGCCAGTCATGCCTCCCAGGCGCCCGGCCCAGTTGCCGGTGCGCTGGGCATCGCCCTCACCCTGGCCGAACAGTTCGTATGCAGCGAGCGCCGCAAGCGCGGCCCAGCCGACGGGACCCATTCCGGCGAGGGCGCCGGCTTCCATACCTGCCCCGGCGACTCCGGCTGTGCCTGACTCGATCAACGCGGCCGACGTGGCCTCGCTCGCGAAGGCGGTTGTGGCATAACCGCTCGCGTAGGCGCCTGCACTCCCGAAGGTTCCGAGCATGCTCGCGCCATTTCCCATCAGGCCGAGCGAGGAGCCGGCGACATTCGCGGCCATCGGGACGCCGAGCGATCCGGCGACGTTGGTGCCGATGTTGATAATCCACTTGCGGACGGTGAGCTGATAGAGGAGATCGATCACCGCGGTCTTCAGCGCCTGGCCGATCGATTTGAATGCGCTCGTGCCATGGCTCATGAGCTGGACAAAGGCATCCTTGCCGGTGCTCTCGACGATGCTCCACATATTCTTGAATTCGTCGATGGAGTTCTTGTTCAGATCGTTGATGAGCTTCGCATTCGCGCGTGCTGCGAGCACGTCAGGCAGCGCTTCCTTCTGAGCCGCGGCCAGGTCGCGTAGTGTCTTTGCTGCCTCCTCGTATCCGGCATTCGTTTGCGGCCCCAGCGCTAGCAGGGCTTTTTCCAGATCGAGATCGATCTTGCGGAGTTCCGTCGCTGTCTCGCGCTCAAGACTCAGCCTGCTGACGAGCTTGATCTCGTCTTCTTTCATGAGCAGGCCGCTGGCGACGAGCGGCGCCTCGTCCCGCAGCAGCTTCGTCTCGAACTCGATGTCCTTCAGGGATTGGCTCTGCGTCTGGTTGAAGTTGGCGACCGCCGCGTCCTGCCGCTCCTGTTCGGCGACGTAGGCCTTCGCGTATTCGAGCGCGGCCTTGCCGATGGTAATGAGTTGTTGCTTTAGATCGACATCGCGCGCGACGACGAGCAGATGTTTCTTGTGCTCCTCCGTAAGCTTCTGCAGCGATCCCTTCGTTTCCTGATAGGCCGTCTTCTCGACCTGCGTTTGCTCGTTCAGTTTGCCGAGCTCTTGCTCAAGCGCCTGTAGAGCAGTGGTGTATAGCTTTTCTTCCGCCCTCGCAGCCGCGGCATTCTTTTCCGTGTCTAGAAATGCTTTGGCTCTGGCTGCAGCCGCGGCAGAGTCCGCTGCCGATGGCGGTTCCGGTTTCGGGAATGGCGCACCGAGCAGCCCTTCCAACATCGACTTTTGCCGCTCCAGCGCCTCGATTTGCGTGCGTACGAGCGCGATGTCGTCTGCAGAAAATATTCGCTTGAGCAAACCCATTTTCGCGAACTCTTCTTCTGTCTTACGAAGCTTATTTAGCTTCTCGATTACATCGCCGAGCGCCTTTTCAGGATTCCCCGACTGATCCCCGCCGATGCTGAAGAATCGACGCAGCATGTCGATGAATCCGGAGGCTCCGTCCCGAGCGGCAATCATCTGGTTCGTGATACTGAGCAGCGGGTCCAGCATCTTCCCGACGATGCTGTTGAGCATTCCGCCAGTTCCGACGAGTTCGGCCCACTTGTCGTTCAGTTCATCGGCTTTCTTTGTCATTTCCTCCGTGATCTTGGATAGCGTCTTGCCCTTTGTGATGGCATCACCGATCCCGCGGCTACCCTCTGACAGCGCAGGGGCGAGTTCCGCCCACGACTTGCTGAATATCGCTTGCGCCAACGCGTTGCGCTGCTGAACGTCGGTAAGGCTGTTGAAAATGTCGGCTAGCTGCATGAACGCCTTGGTGTTGTCCTTGGCTGTGACACCGAGCGCTCGAAATTTCTCCGGGTCCTTGCCCATCTCGACCGACATCCGATTGATGCCCTTCGCGAGCCCATCGAGATCGGTCCCGGTTTGCTTGGCCAGCAGGCTGAGGCCAGACAGATTCTCAATGGTTATGCTTGTTGACTTGCTCAAGTCATGCAGATGATCCATTGCAGCGATTGAGCCTTTTATCAACGACGCGAAGTAGCCGATGCTCAGACCGACGCCCAGGGCACCCAATGCGCTCTTGGCAGACGCGACGGCGCTCTCGATATTCTTCATCGCGCCGCCGACCATATTCTTCGCCTGCGTCATATCGGCTTGCAAGCGGGCCATGTTCGCGAGCATCTGGATTTCGAGCGTTCCCGCAATCATGGTTACCTCTCAGAAATGAAAAACCCCGCAGAAGCGGGGTTTGCTGTACTCGAATCTGCGCGGTTATTCGGTGACGCTTTCGCGTTGTTCGCTTCTCTTCTTCGCCTCACGAAGCTCCGCTAGAAGCGACGATCCGACCATGAAGATTGCAGCGGCAATCACGAGCAGAATGCCGTTCGTAGATTGCTGATCGGTCTTCGCGACAGCACATGAACCGATCGCGAGCAGAAGCAATATCCCACCCATTGCGTCGTAGATTGCCGGCATTGGCTCGCCTCCGTTGTCGAAAACGAAAACGATGCGCCTACGGGAAAATCTCGTCAATCTTCTTCGCCACCATCGCCCGGCGCCAGGCCGGACCGTAGGGCGGCGGGCAGTCGCGCTTCTCGGACCGCTGCGCCTGCACGAGATAGTCTGTCGAGAGGGAGCGCAGCACCCGCGCTTCCCACGGCTGGAGTTCGATCCCGGTTTCCGCTTGCCACGACAGGAGGTGCTCGCTTCGCAGGGCGATCTGGCCCATCTCCGTCGACACGGTAGGACCAACGTCGTACAGGTAGCCGATCAGATGCTCGGCCTCGATCAGCGGCAGTTCGGGCTGCTCACCGGCCTCCTGCATGGCCTGCAATCGGGACTTACCGGGCTCCTTCGACTTATCGTTCGGAGCCTTCTCCGGCACGGCGTTCAGCCACGCGCTTTGCCGGACGTAGAGGCTCAACTCGTCGCGCAAGCCCTCGAGAAATTTCCCCACTCTCCGAGGTGGCGGCCGACCTGCTCGGCGACGAAGCCGATCGAGTTGTCGGCATAGACGGCACGGAAGAGCGCCTCGCCCTTCAACTGCTCGTATTCGATGTTGGCGCTGAATTCCTTGGTGCAGGCGGCGAGGAATTCCGCCTGCTCTCGCGCCGCCTCTTCCGCGCTCGTGTCCGTCTTCCCCTTCTTCTTCAGCTTGTCGATCATGCGGTTGTTGCGCGCGGCCTGCGCCTTCGCGTAGGTCTTTGAGCCCGGGCCGAAGACCGTTACCGTCATCGGCTTCTTGTCATCGCCGAGCAGCGGCTCGTCGTTCGGGCCGCGCAGTTCAAGCGTGCTCGTTTCTTCGACTGCAAAAGTGCGGATGTCCATGTCTATCCTTTAGCTGGAGAGTTGCCCGTACCCAGCCCGCGCGCCCCAGCTAAGAGGCGACACGAGCCGGGCCGGTGCTGGTTGTGGGCGAAGCGCCCGATTACGCCGGATCGGAAACGGTGTCGCGCTGACGCAGGAGCGTCATCTGCCCCTGCACGACGTTGTCCACCGTACCCATGTTCTCGATGAAGCCCGAGACCTGCGCGGTGAAGTAACGCACGTCGCCGCCCTGCTTGGTCAGCTTGAAGGTGAGGATCGAATCGTCCAACGCGGCGGCGCGGCACAGATCCTGCCCGGCGTCGGCCTGGTCCCAGGCCATCGTGACGGTAAGATCGGAGAGGGTGTAGCTCCCTTTTTTCCGGTTGCGCTTGCGCGTGTCGATCGGCGCGTGCTCGACGGTGGCGTAGTTGCGACCCGCGGCGCCGGGCAGATCGGTGATCTCGCCGATGTTCGTGTAGACCATTGCGGATGCGCTGTAGCCCGACTGATCGTAGGTGGCCGGAACGGAGGTAGTGCATGCCAGCGTCGAGCCGGCGACAGTTTCATACATGGCTGTTTCCTTTTAAGAAGCCGCGGCGGGATGCTCGGCGGGGAACATAAAAAAGGCCGCGTTTAAGCGGCCCATTGGCACTGCTCGTTTCACGGATCACTTATAGAAGCTTTCCGTTTTCTTTCGCCCATTCTTCCGGGAGTTTTGCGTTCTTCCTTGAGTTGCATGGCGGGCAAAGTATCTGCAAGTTTGAAGGCCAGTTAGACCCGCCTCTTGACAGTGGCATTACGTGATCAACGTGGTATCCATTTTTTACCGATGCGGCGCAATTTGCGCACTTCCAATTCTGCCGTTCTACAATTCTCAGCACATCTTTTAGAGTGTGCTTTCCCTCAGCTTTCTTTCGCTTCGCCCGTTTGTTGGCGTCGTGGACACGCACCATTGCAGGGTTATTCTTGCGCCAGTTTCTCGTCGCCCTTTTATGGTTCTCGCTCTTGACGGATTTCAAGTTTGAGATTCGAGCTTTCTCGGGATTGCGTTTCCGCCAATCTACTGCCCTTGCATTCACTTCGTCCCTGTGCTCCCGATACCATCTTGCAACTGCGGCCTTGTGATTTTCCCTGTCGATTATTCTGTAACGAGCGATCTTTTCTGGATTGCGAATCCGCCACTTGCGCGTAGCTGCCCTTGAGCACATAACACAAGTGGAGGATTTAACTTGTCGCTGGCAAATGTGCCCGTGTGCACACGGCTCACCAGTGAAGTACCGCTTCAGTCCAAGCGCCCTTGCTTCCTCGCGCCCGATTATCTGTAGAATCTCGTCAGCCATCGCTGCGACTCCTCGAAAGTCGTGGAAGTGGTTAGAGCCGCATCGGTGCTTCAACACCTTTGCGGCTCGCTCATTTTACAGCGTAATCGGATGCGCTAGTGGCCGCTAGAAAGCGGCCCGGTGTAGTGCTCGGTGAAGCTGGTCAGACGGTCGGCGGCTCCGGTTTCGCCTGCGTCTCCGCGGCCTTCAATCGCGCCGTCAGATTGGCAATCTCTCCCTGTGCGTCCGCCAATTGCTCGCGCAGCACGATGATCTCGCCGTACTGCTGCGCGATTGCGACTCCGGCCTGTGCGATCTGTTGCGCCAGGGAGCCGAGAACCGCGTCGGTTCTTGTGTCGGTGGTTGCCAAGTGCTGCCCCTCCGTCAGGTTGGATCGAACGGCGTATCCGGTATCGCGCGGACCTGCGTGTCTTTTTCCTGCTGCAGCACGAGCGCACGGAGCCGGTCGATCACGTAAGCCTTCGCCTCGGCGAGCGTGGCCGGGCGCGGTGCTCCTCCCCCGTTGGTCAGTCCCAGCACCTTGCCGATCGCGGCTTGCGCGCGCGTGGCCTGATCGGTCGTAAGAGTGATGCTCAGGGTAGGCATGACGGTCGATCCTTATGCGTTGGGGACGAGCACGTAGCGAAATCCAGCCCCGGCGGCATCGTTCGCGCTGAAGGTCTGGAGGCCGCCGTTTGTGGTGAGGGAGCCAGCCATGACCACGTTCGGCGAAATGGCGAGCGATCCTGCGCTGACACCGATGGTCGGGTTCCCGCCGTTCGAGCCGGTCATCGTGATATAACGGTCGGCGGAAGCGGTATGCGCGATGCGTACTTGTTCAATTGTGCCCGTGGTAAGCGAAATAACGTTTGCGGCTGTAGGATTGGCGCTTCCGTACAGGGATATGCCCCCGCCGGACCCGGCGCTGTCCGCCGCGATCTTCAGCACCGTGGTGCTGGCATTGGAACCCCCGGTGAGGTAGCGAGTACCTCCCAAAGTTCCAATCGTCAGATCGCCGCCGATCTTCAGGTTATTTTCCAGCTTCCATCCTGCCGCACTGTCCCGATAAAGCCGCGCATCTGTCCCGGCGACGATGCCGTTCGCGGCGGTGGTGCCGGTGGCGAGCTGAATTAGGCCAGCGGAGGCCGTGTCCGTCTGAGTCCCTACGAGAAGGTTACCGCTCGATGCCAGCCGCATTTTCTCCGTGCCATCTATTTCGAGAGATAACGCGGTGCTCCCGCCATTGGTGGAAATCCGCCCCAGGTTGGTGCCGAAGCCAAAGAGGAATCCGTACCCCGGGGCCGCTGAACCCAGGAATTCAGCGATCCAAGTCCCGGCACCATGCACGGAGAGGAGACTATCGGGAGAGGCCGTCCCGATGCCGACCTTCCCAGAGTCGATGATCCGCATCGCCTCGGTGCCGCCATTGTTGCCGACGGCGAACTTGATGTAATCGGTCGTGCCGACGCCCGAGGTTGACCGCAGTTCCAGCGCGGAGCCGACTGCGCCGCCCCCAATTGCGAGCGGGACGGTGAGACTCGATAGCGTTGCGGTGCCGCCCGTGATCGCGACGGCGTTCGCGTTCTGCGTCGCCATCGTCCCCAGGCCGGTAATATCCCCAACCGGAATCGTCGTGCTCGCCGAGAGCGGAGCGCCGCCGTTGCCGTAGATGTAGCCGGTGAGGACGAGCGCACTGCTGCCGCCAGCGAACGTCGCATCCGCCCCGATGATGCCGGTGAATTTGACGATGAAGTCGCGGGATTGCGTGTAGTACCCGGCGACCGGATCGTCCAAGTCCGGCCCGGCGAGGTCCGGCAGGATGCTGTTGACGTGCGTTCCGCCGACCGTGCCGTCGGTCATGTTGAGCGCGAGCCGCACGAGTTCGAGAATCGACTTCTTCAGCGCGTAGGTCGAGGCGTGAACCGTGACCTGCACGCGGTCGGTCACCAGGACCGTGGCGTCCGCCATCGAAGCGGTCAGCCGCTGGACTGACGAGATTTCCATCACCGAGATCGCCGGGAGCGTCGTCTCCAGCGGGATGTCGCCAGTGATGATGCGCGAGGCCAGGACGACATCCGTGACGGCGGTCGTGCCGCTCAGGATCGCGTTGACGATGGCGACGCCGCTCACAGCAAGAATCCCCTGGATTGCATAAACTCGATTGGCGGCTTCGCGTGCTTCGCCTGATTGCAAGGAGGGCAGAGTAATTGAATGTTTGAATCCTCGTGCGGTCCGCCAAGAGCAAGCGGCTCGATGTGATCCATGTGATACTTCGCCTTGGTAAGGTCGCAGCTGCAGACGGCGCATTTACCGCGTTGAAGCATCAGCAGCTTGGCGGCGATGTCGCGCGAGAGTTTACCGGCCCCGGTCATCTTTTTCTTGGCGCGTCTATTGATGTGCGTGATTCTCACCCTGTCAGGGTTTGCCGCTATCCATGCCTTCGTGCGCGCTTTTGCAGGGGCCGGATTTGCGGCGTAATTGGCGGCGCACTTCGCGAGATGCGTTTCACGGTTAGCTAGATACTTAGCGGCCAATTGCGCCTTGATCCTTGCGGCATTTGCGATGCGATATTGCTTTAGGAAAATGCGAACCTCATCCTTGTGTTCGCGCCTATATGCCCTTGAGGAAGCACGGTGCGGTCCCGGATTCGCTGCGCGACTCGCTTTTTGTTTTGCACGAACTACCGCTTTGTTCTTGCGGTAATGATTCGCTTGGCACGCCTTCGCTTTGTCAGGATGCTCGGCACGATAGCGCGCGGATTTTTCCGCCTCCCTCTTTGCGTAAGCGGGGTCAGTCGCGCGGCGCAAGTTGCGAGCCGCGTTCTTGCGCCGTCTGAGTTCTTCCTTTGACAAGGCCACTTACGAATCCCCCTCAATTAGGACATCGCTCGTATCAAGTCCGGTCCGAGAGGATAGGCGATTCTTCATATACTCAGCAGCAGCAATGACGGCCGCCTGCCCCGATCGGTCCAATGCTGGTCTCATAAACGGACGCGGGCGAATTCCCTTGTTCCAAACCTTTTTGGCGAACACTCCACCGAAACTCAACCATCCGTTGGCTTTCGCTGAGATAAAGTGCGCCTTGGTCCCATACTCCAGAAATTTCGCTATGAACGCGTGCTTGCCGGTGGACACGACCGAGGCCGTGACCCTGCCGCCGCGCGCGCTCGTTTGCACCTTGATGCCGGCGATCAATTCACCCGTCCTGACGGCTCCGGCAGCCATCAAGTTCGCCTGCACTTCGGGGAGCAGCTCCTGGGCCGCGCCTGCGCGCAGGCCGCCGCGGAGGACGTTCCGCTCGATCTTCGCGGGCACCTGATCGAGAAACGCCTGCAATTCCTTCAGGCCGGTAACGTGTACATCAGCCATCAGATCACCCCCGACTCTTTCTTCACCAGATCGAAGCCATGCGCCGCAGCCAACTCGCGCAAGTGTTCCTCGCTTACTACAGCCTCTGCCAGGATACTAAGAGGAACCAAAGTAAATTCAAGTCGCGCTTTGATCGATTCATTCGGGCGGATAGAGATATCTACGGCGCATATATGCTCCAACTCTGTTCCGTCTTCTGTAGTGATTATCCCTGCGCACGGCATTCCGCTTTCGCTCTTGATGCGAATTTTCATAGAGCCCCCGGTGCCTTGTTCGTCGAGATCGACCGATGCCTCGGTAAAGGCTGCGTCGTGCGGATGATCGCAGCGATTTCCTCTCGCACGCGATCGTCACGCAGCGCGCGCAGGACGAGCCAGCGGAGAATTGCTTTCATGGTGCTGGCCTGTACCTTTCGCAAACCATCTCCAGCCATTCCTTGCGGCCGATCATCGCCGGGCCGCCCACGATCTGATAGAGGACATCGGCATCCCCGTGCACCGTCACCCGCATGTCCGAAGTGACATCCGAGCGATACCTGGTTCGGATGCGGACCTGATCGCGGGCGACTTCGAGGCCCTGGCGCACGGATTCTGAGCGACTCGGCAGCACGTCCTGGACCTGCGCCCAGAAGCGCGCCGCAACGGGCGGGCTCCCGACCGGCACGAGTGGGACCCACGTCTCGACCTTGCCGCCGTAGACCGCGTCCTTAGTGATCGTGCGCCGTTCGACGCTGATCTGACGATCGAGGTCCGACGATCTCATGCCGCCGCCTTCCGCTGCGCGTGCCAGCGCGGCAGCCGCGAACCTTGCTCCAGCGAGATGTGATCGCACCACTCCGAGGTGTAGGCCACAGGCGGCTTGATCATGCCCGGCACGCCCCGGGTGAAATGCACGGCCTTCGGCTCGATCATCGGATCGCTCGTACCCTCCAGCCAGTTCCACGCGGCCGGCAGCTCCCCGATCTCGTGCGCCTCGAGCCAGGAGAATTGATGCAGGAAGAGCCCTTTCTGCGTGTTCGCTGCATGCAGGGTCAGCCGCTTCGCTCCGGCGCTCGCCATGTTCCACAGCACCAAGCTCGACCAGTTCTTGCGCGAATAGGCGCTCTGCGGATGGTCGTCCATCTTCACGGTTTCCCGTGGAACATAATCCGCGTGCTTCACGACCTGCACGGCGTAGCGCTGGTCGGCGTGCTCGAGCAGTTCCGCGATGTCGGCTCGGAACATGAAGTCCGCGTCGCAAAATAGCGCCCACGGCGCCCGGGTCAGAAACGGCACGAAGAACCGGGCGATGGCGAATTCGGTTGACATCGGCGCCCGCGAGATCACGTCGGTCAGGATTCCGACCTCGTCGCGCACGGTCGGCCGCCGATACAGGCCCGCCAGTTGCAGCGCCTGCATGCAGATCGGCCGGATCGGCGGCGGAAGCGAGGCATGGGCTGTGATCGAGCGGGCGCAGACCTCCCAGGCGAGGCGCTCGCGGGCGTCATACCCGATGAAGATTTCACATTCCACGGTCATGGGTTCGACCTGCCGTTACTATGCGAGGCGCGATCCGATTCCCCTCTCGCACAGTCCTTTCCGGATGAGTGCTGCAGGTTCGTCAAAATGTCCTCCGCTGGTGAGGCGGGCGCTGTCGCAGGGAGCCCGGCCGGTCGAATTCAGATTCAGAAAAACCGCGTCCCGACGACGAGGGAGTCGAGCAGGCCATCGGCGAAATCGCGCGGGATCTCGACATCGCGGCCATCGATGATCTGCTCGCGGTTGCCGTAGAGCGTTGCGATGCGCGCCTGCATCCAGATCCGCAAGTGTCCCGGCAGGTAGCTGTTGTCGGTGAGATCGGTGGGCGACGCCGCGGGAACGTATCCGGCCCGGTACTGGATCCGCACCGGGTTGAATAGCGTCCCGACCGATGGCCACGATTTTGTCGCAAGCGGCCGCAAGCGGCCGGGTTCGCTCACCGCATCGACCTCGTACTCTGCGCTCGATACCGTTGCGATTTGCTCGCTCGTGTTAACGTAGGTCACCGAGTCCACGCCGATCAGCGGCGGCCAGGGCAGCTCGATGCAGCTCTTGAACCCGGTGAGGTTCAGCTCGAGCGTGCGCTCGACGTACGCCCGCCCGGTCCGATGCTCGGCATAGCCCGTCATCGCGGCGATCAGGATGGTCAGGATCGAGTCGTCCGCCGTGATGTCGTCGAACGCCTTGCACCATAGCCGCGCCTCGGCCAGCGTGACCGGGTAGACGGCTGGAGCGGTGACGACTCGGATCATGTTCAATCCTCTTCGCGGTGAACGCCAAGTGGCCACCAATGAAATACTGCGCCCCAGAGGATCATCACGATCCCCGTAAGGATGATGGAGGCGATAAACGCGCGGACATCGAAAGATTCTGATGTCGAAGCTGGACCCCACGCCGTACCGAGCCACGCGAAGAGCAACCCCCAATACGCGCCCATGCTCAGTCCCAGGAGTAAACGAAGTCGCCGCCCAGTTCGCAACGCGGCTGCGCCCCGAGCTTCTCCAGAAACCGGCACGCCTGCTGCGGCGCCAGCCCGAACTTCGCGGCCATATCCCGTTTCTGCTCGACGATCACGCAGGGCTTGCAGCGGGCGAGCGTGTCCGCGGCACCGAGCAGCACGAAATACTCGTACCCTTCGCAATCGACCTTGAGGAAATCCACGTCGCGCAGCTCGAAACTGTCGAGCGTTCGCATGTTGACACCGCCCTCGTCGACGCGACCGGCCGCGACCGGGTATCTCTCCGGGCGGATCCAGGTGTCCCCCGACACCGTCGGATTGCGCGACAGCGTGACCTGGCCGGACTTGTTCCCGAGCGCGCAATCGTAGAGCGCGACATCGATTCCCGCGGAGAGCTGAGGATGCAGATTGCGCAGGAAGCACTCCCTATACTCGGCGATCGGCTCAAAGGCGTGCAGATGCGCAAACTTCGGCGCCAGGTGCATCGACCAGAACCCGACGTGCGAGCCGACATCGACCGCGGTGCGGAATTGCTTGACGTGTTCCATCGCCGCGCGCAGCTTCTTGATCTGGTACGTGCCGCGCCCGTTGACGAGCTCGCCGTGCTTGTTCATCCACTCGATCTGCTCGCGCTCGTTGTCGGGCAGCCAGATGCCTTGGTGTTGGATCAAAGAGAAACTCCCAGAAAATACATGTGCGTGCTTTCGCAATGGGCGCTTTCGCGGGACTTGTGCGGCGGGATCAGGCCGGCGTTGTCCATTCGGCGATACAGGTCACGCATTCGTTCGCGCATGCCGGCACTTGCCGTGCGATGCAGTTTCCAGTCGTAAATCTGGCTGTCGCTCGTGCCGACGTATCGGCCGATCGCGCAGGGTTGCAGGCCGCTTGCCTCCAGTGCGTCGAGGTAAAAGCCAATGTCGACGCTGCTCGTGTCGGTGGGAACCACCTGCACATCCCCGTGCCTGTATCCGCGTCGCATGTATAGCCGCGGCGGCCGTTTGATCGCGCAGCCGTTACGCTTTCCTGCGAGCCAGTATTCGGTTAATCCGGCTCGTTCGGCCTTCGACTCAAGATCGATCAGCCATACGCCCAGCCCATACGGAGGTTCGCCCTTGCCGCCGCGCACCTTGCGGATCGCCCACGCGGAGTAATTGGATTCACGAGCCATCCACTTGATGGTCCAGCCGACGTGAATCAGCCGTTCGATGATGGCTGTGAAGTCACGCTTGCGCGGCATCGTTTCTCCATGCGTCGAAGTGCCTGCGCAGGTTCGCCAGTTCTCCGCTCTCGAAGATCAATCGGTGCTGCGGCAGGCAGAACGGCGGCGGATTGCCGTACTCGATGCCGCACTTGCGAAGTTGGTTCGACATCACGCCGCAATCGAAGAGCATGGCCGGGTACTCCGATAGCAGACACAAGATCGCCGGGCCGTTGTTCGTGAAGAAATTCATCTCGGCGCCGGCGTAGAGCGCCATGCGCTCGTGGAGATGGATCGGCTTCACGTCGTAGTCTTCGATCACCACGGCGCCGATCTCCTTGGCGAAGGCGCGCCAATCAGCCTCGTTCGCATTCCGCGTCGGATGCCGATCGGTCTTTCGCAGCGTCACCGTGTAGCGCGCCCGGCCTGGCGGCAGCACCGATTGCAGGCGCTTGAACCGTCCGCCGGCGAGCCACCAGGCGACTAGCTCGCGGAAATGCACGCCGCAGACGCGCTCGCCCTCGGTGCCGATCGAGGCAGGCATTCCGGCGAGCGCCGGGCCCGGCAGCAGGATCGACTCGAAACGCCGGCGGACCGTCTTCTCCGGCCATTTCGTCGTCTTCACGGTGCGCGTGTCGAAAACGACCTCGGTCGCGCCCAGGGCCTGCGCCATGACGAGCCACTGGAAAAAATCGAATCCGGCGATGCCGTCGCCGAGATCGTAACGCGCTTTCACCGCAGGACTTCCTTCAGTTCGGCGAGCACCCTCTCGGGCGTGATCGCCGCCATCGCCGCGGCGCAATGCGAGCACGGGGCGCGCATGCCGCACGCCTCGCCGACGTGAACGCCGAGGTTGCGATGCAGCGCGTATCCCGTCGTCTCGACGGCGATGAAGCCGCCGAAGATCACGACACCAGGAATACCGAGCGCCGCCGCAGCATGATGCATGCCGCCCTCATGCCCGACGTAGGCCTTCGCGTTCGCCAGCACCGCGCAGGTATGGCGAAATCCTTCCGTCGTCAGCAACGTGGAGCACGGTATCTGTCGCATCCCGTGACGACCGAGTTGCGTCAGATGAAACCCGGCGGCGCTCGCGATCCGGACGAATTCCTTCCACCGCTCCAGCCCCCACTGCTTGTTCGGGCTCGCGTTCGCCTTGATCGTCGGCTCGATGACGATCTGCACGCGATTGCGCTTGGCGAATTCCTGCTCCGCAACGGTAAGGTATATCTCCCCGACATCGGGACGGAAATTTAGGTTGTAGAGCCACCGCTCCGGCGTCTTCCCGGTGTGGTATGGACGCTGGTTGTTCGCGTCGCGCGCTTCCAGTTCCTGAAAATCCCCTTGCTCGTCGAATCTCGCGATCCTCGGGTTGTGATCCCAGACCGCACTCCAGCGAGCCCCGCCGCGCCGATAGACGATCCTCACCTTTCTGCGATCGGTCTTCTGCATGGCGCGGGCACGGCCCGACACCATAAGATCGTCGCCGTACCCCATCAGATGGCCCCGGCGTAGGACTTTTCCTCGACGATCTCCGAAGCCGTCAACTCGTTCAACCTGCGCTTCAACGCGGCTCGTCGGTCGTTCTGCATGTACACGCCGCGGGCGAGCGCGACGAAATCCGCCCCAAAGTCGCCACTGCGTTCACATTCGCGGATGCGATCTTCGATCTCCCAAAGCAGGAGGTTGACCAGCCGCAGGTCCTCGAGAACCCGATAGCCCGCCATGTCGAGTGCGACCGATGCGTCCGCAACACCGCGCAGCGCGAGCAGCTCTCGCTCGACATGAACCTGCTTCGCAACATCCGTGATCCGGCGCGACTTGATCTCCAGGATTGAGATCTTGTCGAACAGTTCGCCGACGGAGATCGGCACGGTTACGACCGTGCCCGTTCCCACGCCTCGAACTCCTCGCGCATCACGGCAAAGGTGTCCGGCCGCCATACCAGCCGCTGGTTTGGCGTCGCCCATGGCAACTGCTCGCCGTGCTTGAGCGAAAGGTGCTTTTCCATGTGCTCGGCCCAGACTTCCGCGGGGAGCCCGAATCCGAACTCGAGGAACGGCGCACCGGAGAACCAGAGCAGGATCGCCGGGCCGTTCGTGCCGATGCAATTCAGCGCCGCGCGCTCGTACAGGGCCAAGCGCAGATCCGCCGAAATCTGAGCCCAGCATCCCTCCCAATGGGCCAGACCGTCGTGAGAATCCTCGAGCCGAACAACGCTGTATTTCGATTCCGGGAGCCAACCGTAAAAGGAATCCCACGCGTCGTGCGACGAATTGCGGTCGGCATGCGTTTCCTGCCGACGAGTCGTCAGCGTGATCAGGGGACGCGGATCGTCGTCGAACCATTGCGCAACGTAGCGCCGCGCGGCTTCCGTCGGCCTCAGACCGGTCTTGAATCCCTTCCCGGCCCGGCAGTCCTCTATCAACTGTCCGGCGAGATGGGAGCGTTCCTGCGGCTGCCACATCTGGGCATCGGCGCGCTGCTGCACGGTGCCCCAGAAGATAGCCGCGCTCTGCGCCTTGCTTGCCGCCAGTGTCACCGTCGCACCGGCGAGCGGAATGCAATCCATGACGATGTGCCACAGCCGCCAGCGCGTTGCAGGCTCGTCGTGTTCGCCCCAGTTGCGAGCGAACCCGCCCAGGCCCTGCTCGTGCGGCACCAGGACGACGTGCAAATGATCGCACCCGCGGCGGTCGCGCTCGACCAGTGCGCGCATGAGCCAGACGACGAAATCGTACGACACCGGGCACAGGGCCAGGTCGCAAAAGGCGGTCAGTGTTTTCATGGCCGCCGCCAGTATTCACAGGGCTCTTTCAATTCCGGCGGCCCCTCGATGACCCTCTCCAGCACGAATCCCTCCTCCGTCATCAGCTTCGCCGAATCGCATTCGTTGCGGCTGAACTTGCCGCGGATGATCCCGTTCACCGAACCGCGTCCACTCCGGAGCAGCAGCAGTTCCCGGGCGGACCGTGCGGCGAAGCGCAGGCCCATCTCCGGGTGCTCCAGTTTGTGAATGATCCCGAGCGCGAGCACGATGTCGTGCGGCATCGGGAATTCCGGGTCCAGGTCCTTGACGTCGGCATGCTTGATCGACACCCGGTACCCGAGGCACATCGCGCGCGCCATGCTGACGTAGTTTCCCTCGCGCTCGATCCCCACAACCGTCGCGGCGCCGGCCTTGGCGAACTCGCGGCCGATCAACCCCTCGGCGCAGCCGAGGTCGAGCACGGTCTTTCCGCGGCACTTGGCGATGGCGGGCTGTAGGGCGAGAATCTGCTGCGCAAGGGTTCGGTCGCCATCCTGGACCCCGGGTATTTTCAGCCAGCCCTTTGCCAAATCGCCCTCCAAGCCATCCCGTCTCGCATTTCGGAACTTGTCCACTGCGAATCCGCCAGTCGCGCCGCCCACTCCTCGCGCCCGTCCGGCCGGCGCGGCGATTCGACCGCCTCGAACGCGGAGGAAAAACCGGAAGCCGCGCACGCCGGATCGGTCACGATCACCGGCACGCCAGCGATCAGCGCCTCGACCGCGGCCGCGCTCGAATGCGCGACCAGCAGCCAGGCCTCGCCCAGCTCTTGCGCGAGCGGCCGGTCCGCCTTCTTGCCGCGCACGACGATCAGCCGGTCGGTGTGCGGCCGCAGCGCCCGCAGCACATGTTCCTGCCAGCCGAGCACGCCACTGGGCCAGTTCGCCACCGGCCGCATGTAGTCCTCGGATTGCAGGCAGACGACGATGTGCGAGCCAGTGCGGCGCCACGGCTGCACGCGTACGCCCAGCTGCGCGAGGCGCTTGCCATCCGAGGGCCGCGTCGACCAACTCTGCGTTGCGTTGACCCCGACGCGGAAATAGGCTTCTCGACCGGCGTCGACGAAGCTGTTGTCCAGGTAAAACCAATCTCGGGCCTCGCGCTTCGCCTGTTCCCACAGGTGCAGCCAGCCTGGCCGCACGCCGTAAAAAGCTGCCCCGCCGGGTTCCAACTCGCGCGCCGTGGTGCTCGCCATCCGGCCGCCGCAGCCGGCCGCGAATGCTTCAAGCACCCGCTGCGACTTCGGCTTGTCTCGCTGGGCGTAGCAGGTGATCAGACCGGCAAGCCGAAAGTCAATGCGAACATCACATCTTCCTGGGCGCCGGGCTCATCTAACATCATTCCAAACGCCATCCGAGGCAATTGCGAATGGTCGACCGTCGCGCAGATCGGGCACTCCTCAACCTCGCTAACGATAGCGCCGCAATCCCAGCAAAGCCGATGGCCCTCTATTTGCGGACATGCTGGGTCGACAGCGTTTTCTAGCGCGTCTCGATGCTCACAGAACAATCTGCGCTGGACAGCCAGGATTGAGTCAAACTGATCCTTACTCAAGCGCGATGCAGCGCGGAAGTTTTCCATCCATGCGATTTCGGTTTCTATGTTCATACCAGTAGCCTCCTGAACGCCTCTCCCGACTGGATTTCCGACAGCCGCCACTGCGCCCAGGCGAGGCGCCGCATCGCCTCCAGCCGGGTCGCGTCCGCGCCCATCCGCTCCCACGGCTGCGTCAGATCGAGGGCCTCAACGTCCGCAACCCGGTCGAGCACGGCGGGCTTGCAAATCCAGAACGGCGCCTCGCAGACGACCGGAATTCCGGCCGCGAGCGCGTGCACCCCGGCCGAACTCGACCAGATTACGCACGCCCACGCACCCGCCAGGTCCTCCGCGAGCGGCTTCCGCGGAGCACTGTTCCCGGGATGCGGCCGCAGCCTGATCTCGCGCTTCGTCACCTTGGCGAGCCGCCGGCGGACGTCGTTGCCCCAATCAGGCGGCATGATGTTGCCCGGCATGCCGAAACTGCGATTCGGGCAGACGAGGATATGGCCGCCTGATGCCCGCCATGGGGCCAAATCGACGCCCAGGGCGGCGAAGCGCTCCGGGCCGCCCACCGGCCAGTCTCCCGCCCCGTTGTGGCCGTGGCGGGCCATTGCATAGAGCTGGTGGCAGTTTTCGTCGACGCCGAGGTAGCCATTCTCGGCAACGATGACCGTCCCGCCCGCCTTTTCGAACTTTCCAGCCTGCTCGTGATACTGGCCGTAGCGGTTCCAGATCAGCAACACATCGCCCGCGCGCGCGGCGTTCCATCCTCCGGTCTTGACCTCGTACCCCGCTGCACGCAGCCCGGCCGAGAAGGCGTCGTGGCGGTAGTGAATCTCCCGGCGCGTCAGGTTATAGGCGCAGGGCTTGGGCAAGGTCCAACCTCTCGAACGCGTCGATCGCGCTCCCGGGCGAGCAGTTGATCACGCGCACGTCCGCAGCCTTGAGCGATGGCGCCCCCGCCTTGCAGGCCTGCCGATATTTCGCGTAGGCATCCGCGGGCGCCCGCTTCGGATGCTCGCCGAACCAGTGCGAGTCGCGCCCGGATGCCGGTTCGCGCGCATCGTAGCCCAGTAGCAGGACGGTCTTCGCCCCGGCGAGCACCGCCAGATTGATCGCCTGCCAGCCGGAATTACCCCCGCTCATCAGGCACTCCGGATCGAGCGAAATCCCGCTCCCATGCGCCGGGAAATTCTTGTTCCGCAGCAGATGCACGCTGGGATCCTCGACGTTGGCACCGCTATTCTGGATCGAACACTTCTCGCCGGCGAATGCCGCGAACCTCTCGCGGACCTGCTCGGCGGTGAGCCCGAGCTTCGGCTTCGCGATCCCCCTACTGTGCCAGCCCCACCATTCCGAGTCGGCGAAGTAGCAGATGTCGGCAAAGGGGGCGACCAGGTACGCGTCGTTGACCGCGATCACCCGGACTTTTTCGGCCTCCCGCGCTTCTTCGACGGCGGCGATATGCGCTCCGGTGAGAGTAGGCCCGCCGCCGAGGCAGACGACAGTGCCGCCGTCCCAGGCTCGCTCGACGACTGAGAATCGATCGAGGGGCCATCCGGGACGACGGCGGAGGATCGTTTTTCGGGAGGCTCCTTCACTTCGCTCGGTCCCGCTACCGGCGCTTCGGTCGGGCCGATCGGCCTTGTCGCGACAGGACCGGCTTGCACCGGGACCATGTTGACGAGTTCCACTGCGCCAACATCGATCAACAGGCGTGCCCGGGTCGGGGTCGCCCAGAAGATCGTTCCACCGCAACCCTCGGCGATGATGCGCCGCGGTTTGATGCGACATTGCGCCGTTTTCAGTTCTGCGCGGGCCATGGGACCTCTCGAAAAGTCCCCGGACCCGAAGGCCCGGGGAAGGTAGTTGCGGCGTCCAGGTTATCCGGCGTAGGAGATCGCGCCCTGCACCATGGAGCTCGCCCGGTACACGGCAAGGGCGACGCGCTCCTCGGCCAGGATCGCGACCAGGTTCCTGACGAAGAAGTCGCTGTGCTGCTCGGCCACGCGAACGGTCGCGTCCTCGCGGTCGAAGATTTCCGCGCACAGCGTGAAGGCGCCAGCGAGGAACGTGCCCTGCGTTTGCGACTGCGTCGGCACGACGTCGACGCCCCAGACACGCGGCTGCTCCATGCCGTGCGGATCGCTGAACAGGTAGCGCCCGGTCGTGTCCTTCAGCAGCAGGATGTTCGTCCAGTCCGTCGGGTGAAGGACATACCCGGAGATCGAGTATTCCGACAGGCTGACCTGCAGTTGCGCCTTGAGGAGGGTATCCAGCGCGGTCTGGTTGGTCGCGCCGCCGGTGAAGGCCGCGGCGTAGCCGAGCAGGCCCTGGAGGGTGCCCTGCAAGCCGTTGCCGTTCAGCAGTTCGTCCTCCTCCTCGAGGGCGAGCCCGTAGCGCAGGCGCCCGTCGACGTAGCCCTGCAGCATCGGGGCGTCCGACAGGATCTGCCGCGACGCAGGGATGAAGTGGGCGATCGTGATCACGGGGGTCGACGCGAATTCGAAGGTGAGCGAGCTCTCCGCCTTCGCTTCGCCTTCCGTCACTTCGTCCGGGCTGGTGGTTCCGCCCTGCGGCGCCGCGGCGTTGGTGAAGAGCAGTTCCCGCGCGAACTCGATCAGGTTGCTGTTCGTGGTCGTCTGCGGGAGCAGGTCGCGGATCGTCAGCCGGCGCAAGCCCGGGGAGATGATGCCGGGCTGGCGGTCGCCCTGCACGAGCGGCTGCACCGAGGAGGGCGGATTGACGTTGAGGATGTTGGCCTTGCTGTGGAAGCTGCCGACGGTCACCGCGTTCATGGTCTTGGCGTTCCGGTTGCCGCACGCCGCCTTGAACTCCTCGGATTCGGCGACGATCTGCCCGATTGATTTCGCGCGCGCCGGTTCGCTGACAGGCCGCTTGTCGAGCTTCTGCTCGAGTTCGAGCGTGCGCGTCTTCAGCTCCTTCACGGTCTCGCCGAGTTTCTCCGCGGCCGTGTTGAACTCGGTCAGCTTCTCGTTCGTCTTCGCGTGCAGGGTGCCCTCGGTGCGGGATTCCTCCAGCGCCTTCATTGCGGTGTCCTGCGCGCGCTTGATGTTGTCCTGCATTTCGTCGAACGCCTTTTTCAGCGCCGCGTTCAACTCCTTCATCTCGGTAGCGTTGAATTCCATGATGGTCCTTTCGGTTATGAGAATTTCAGGTTGGAGAGGTACTCGATCACTTCTTTCGCCTGAGACTCATCCCGAGTCGGTTCATCCCGAACCAGCGCCTTCTTGAATCGCGCGATGAATTCCTTCGCCGCGCTATTGGTGAAACCAAGCTCATCCCGGAGCCAGATTTCGCATTCTCTGATCGTGTCGAATTGTGGAGCGATCTTGACCGAATCGATCGTCGTCTTCGGGTTCATCGGGAAGGTGACCACGCTGATTTCCCAGAGCTTTAGCGCGTTCAATTGCCGGATGCCGGATTCGAGGATCTTCGCTCCGCCGGGCAGGACGTCGTAGCCAATCGACATCCCGGTCAGCGTGCGCGCCTTCATGTGGGTGTGCACGCGCTGCACGAATGGGTCATCCATGACGAGCTGGCCGTCGAACTTCAGGCCCTTTGAGTTCTGACTAACACTTGACAAGCCGATCGGCAGGCCGCCCGCGCCAGTCGAACCCCATCCGCCACCGGAATCGTGTTGGAAGAGGGTCAGCACTTTCCCCTCCGGATTCGTCACGATTTCTTTGAAGGGCTCCTCCTTTGCGATGACGTCACCACCGAGATCGACGTTGCCGAAGATCGAGGCATAACCGGAGAAGACGCCTACATCGGACACGCTCTTGAACTCGGCCGGAACGATCATGTGCTTCATGGCTGACCTCCAAATAAAAAGCCCGCGCGATGGCGGGCTTCTCCTTCAATTTCTTACGCTGCGCTCAGGCCTGGCTCGTGCTCTTGTCGGTCTGCGCCGCTGCGCGCTGCATCTGCTCCAGCAATTGAATCACCGTCATGTTGAGCTGAACGGTGTAGTCATCCATCCCTGGCGCGTCGCTCGCATTGCGGTTCTCCAGCGCACGGACTTCGTTGCGGTTGTACACCCCGTTCTGCAACAGGATCGAGTAGAGCAATGCACGCGCCTGCGA